TTTGTTCTTCTGCTTGTAAATAATTATATACTTCTAATGGACTTCTTCCAGAAGCTGAAGCTAAATCAAATAAATCTGCTGCTTTTATATCTTTAACATTTTGTTTACCTGTTAAGAAGTTCGCAGCTTTTGCAAAGAAATTATCTGCTTTAGGTGTTCCTGGTATATCTACTGTTGCAGGAGTAAATACATCTTGAGTACCTGTATATAAAAATCTTTCTTGTTCTGGTATTTGGTCTAGTGTTACTTCTCCACTTCTATCTACAGGAGTTACAAAACCTTCTACTCCAGACATATCTTGTTTTAATGCACTAGCTAAATTAGATTCTGTTAATGGTTCATCTGCACTTTGTGTAGCTTCAAAGAATTGTCCAGTAGGTCCTACTATTTTACCATCAACTTGTCTGTTAATTAATGCTTGAGTTAATTTAGTATCTGCTATATTTGCTTGTTCTTGTTTTAATTGTGCAGCTTGTAAGGCATTTCTAGACCTAATACCACCTAATACTTGTGCTGTTAATACACCTGCTACTGGTCCTATACCACCTCCAGCTGCTGCTTGGTACATTTGTGGTGAACCTATAGCACTAGATTGAGCATATTCCTGTCTAGCTTTTTCTAATAACTGTTGTATTAATGGGTCTTGTTGTCTATTAGGGAAACCTCTTACTGCCATATTACACTCTTTCCATATTTACATCTAGTTGGCTATAATCTACCATCATGTGTCCAAAGATATTTTCAGATACTGCTGATGGTTTTACTTTCTTAACTTCTTGTGCCATTACACCAGTATATTTTTGTGGAGACCAATTATACTCAAACTCATAAATATTTAATCCAGATTTAGATTTAGATTTGTATTTAATGTTTTTCTTTAATGTTTTGTCTGATAAACTAGGGTTACTTGCTGCACCACCTAATATACTACCTAATGCTGCCATTTGCGAACCATAAGCTGCTGTTTGAGTACCAAATCTTTGGTTAGCATCAAGACCTTGTGCTTGTGCTGCTGAAAATAATGGTGGTGGAGTTATACTTGTTGCTGGTACATCTAATCCAGTAGTTGCTATTTGTCCACCTCTAGTTGTTGGAGATGGTAGTCCTGTTAATGTAGCTATCTCTGATAGTGGTACTTCTCTTTGTAATAATAAATCTGCTAGTTGTCTATCTCTTCTTCTTTCTTGTTCTGCTACTTGACTAGCTGCATCACTTATCTGAAAACTTCTTAATCCTGTAGCTCTGCCTAATTGAGCATCAGCTAGTGCTTGTCCTTCTCTAATGGATTCAGCAGCTACACCTTGTAAGGTATCATTCTGAGCCATTCTAAGCTCTGCAAATGCGTTATTATATGCAGTAGTGCCTTCTGGTATTCCAGAATTAATTAATTGTGTTCTAAGGTCTATACCTTGCTGTTGAAATTGAGGTTGTAATCTACTTACTGCTCTGTTATAATATGCTCCCTCAACTCTTGTTGCATAATCACTTAAATTTTCCATAGTTGGTACTGTAGCAAAATTACTTCTATCTATCATACCTGGTTGTGATGGTAGGTTAGCTAAACTAAAACTTTCTTGTGGTAATCCACCTAATAGCCTACCTGCAGTATCTAAATAAGCATCTGATATTCCTACTTGTTTTTGTCTCTGTGCTTCATACTCTGGTGTTAAAGAATAAGTTTGTAAAAATCTATCATCACCTAAATCTGTTACTCTAGTTATATCATAAGGAGATACAACATCAGGTCTATTCATTCTACCTTCTAATCTAGCAGTTTCTACATTTGCTGCTCCTTGTGCCTGTGCTGCACCTGCATAATCTGGTGCTGGTGGTGGCTTTGGAGGACTAAATATATTACCTAAAAAACTCATGCTATTTCCTTCCTTAATAATACTGCTTTTCTTTTATAACCTTCTAATTCTTTTTCCCAACCTATTCTTCCTAAAATATCAATATAATTTATATTATTGTTTTTTGCAAACTTTTCTATATTGTCAACTATTTTTTTTACTTCGTTCATTTTACCTCCACCTAATCCTATTCTAATACTATTCTTTGTATAACCTGTTATACAAGCAGAATCTTTATAAGTAAATAATTTATAATCTCCTGTTTGCAATCCAGTTTCTAATTCTTTCCTACTAATATCATCTGCATTTTTTGTAACTGGTTCTAATAATTTCCATATTTTATCAGATAAAATCATAAACCTACTCCTTTTTCATAATAAATATCTACACTATGCCATTTAATACTTTGTGCCTGTGTACTGGTTTGTATGCGTATTGCTGCGTTCCATCCTATATCTGCTACACTTCTCCATACTAATTGTGAAGCAATCGTTCCTGCCCATTCTGATACATCCCATGTAGCTGTATCCCATGAAGCTCCATCTGTAGTAGCACTAGATGGTGTATAAGTAGAAGTTCCATCATTAAAGTCTACATCAAATCCTATACTAACTGGTAAGTCTGCATCTGATGATACTATAGGTCGTATAGCTGTAAATCTTTTAGATGTACCTCTACCACCATAATATACAAATGCTGTTTTTGCGTTACCTTGTATTTGTACTCCTGCATCACTTAATCCATTATCTGCTTTATATACTTTAGTGTTTCCTCCAAAATATAAATCACCTTCTAATAAACCCCAACAATAAGCATCTTGTCCTGTAAATCTACCCCATGCACCTGTATTTAAATTAACTACAAACTGCACAAAAGAACCACTTACATCATTAGGTACATTAAATAAACCAAATTGTCCTTTAGGATAGATTAATGCTTCCCAACCAAAGGTAGATTTAAAATTAGTTACTGCTGTTAATATACTACCACTTATTTTATCTGATATGGCTTTGGCATAGTTTGTTTCATCTTCTGCATACATTTTAGTCAAAGGTACAAAACCAGATTCTGTAATTACAATTAATTCTGGTCCTACATTTACAATACATCTTTTACCTATAGGTCTTGCTATTTTAAATACACCTACTAAAGACCACGCAGTAGCACTACTTGGGTCTGTACCTTGATAAACTGCCACTTCTCCCTCTGAGGTTATAAAAGCTATATAATCATCTGAACCAGAACCACCATCTCTTGTTAGTGTACCAGCAGCTACTAATTTACCACCAAAGTTAAATACACTTCCTAATGCAAAGGTAGATACTGTTCCTGCTACAGAATTAATAGGTAAATAACCAAAACTTAAACTATCATTAAATATAAAAAATAATCTTTCTTTAAATACTGTTACATTGTTTATAGTAGAACCTGTTACTCCACTTAAAGAAGGTGTTGCCCAAGCACTACCATTATAGTGTCTAGGAGCATCAGCACCATTTACTATAAACAGAAATGAACCTCCTGATGTTGTAAAATTAACATGTTGAAATTGCACATTAGATAAACTGGTTACTACAGCACTTCCTACACTACCAGAACTTGTTACATCATAAATAGCATTATTACTAGCAGCAAAAAGTTTATTAGCACTAGGAGACCTGTAAGACATTAAACTTTGTACTGTACTAGGTAGTCCTGTAACATGATTAGTAAATCCATTTCTTAGGCTTACATCTGTAGAACCAGGAAAGAAATTATCTAATCGAATAGCATCTGTTTGTGGCATCAAGTCCACAGCATCTCTTGTGTTTAATCCACCAATAGGTGCAGATTGAGATGTACTCTCTCCTGTAGGTCTAAAAACTGCCATTACTTTTTACCTTTATACCCTGAAGCATATATAGCTTTAGCTTGTTTTTTAGCCTTTGTTTTGTTTTTATATACTTTTCCTTTTGTTCCAAACCTATAACCACCCTTTACTTTTTTAACAGGCATTATAGTGAAAAGTTACCTTCTGGTTCGTTTACAGGTAAATATAGTCTATTTGGTCCTGCCATACGAATGATTTGCTTTGCACCATCTTTGGATTGCTTTTCTGATAATTTTAATCGGTATTCTTGAAACTGGTTATCATAAGGCAAACCTTTTTGTTTTAAAAATCTCCATATTACACCAAGTGTAATTAAATCTTCATCTAATACTGTTGTATTACTATCTGCTGCATAACTAATTGCATTTGCACTACCATCACCATTAGTATCTACCCAATTTTTAATAATGTATTCAAATGCTACTGTTTCACCAGCAGGAGGTGTTGGACTAAATAATAACTTACCACCTCTTATTCTAAAATAATTTGTTATACCACTACTTACACTTGCTTTTAATCGTTGCCATTGTGCATTGTTTAGTGGTCCGTAATATTTTCTATCTGTGGTTCTATTCCACATAGTATCATTACTAAATCTTAAAAAGTCAGAAGCTATGGTTGTCATATTTCCTTGACTTTCTGCTGCAAGTGTTGTGTGTAATTCTTCTTTAATTAATACTTGCCAGTCATAGCCAGATACTAGATTTTTACCTTCTCTATTAGCTGCTGCTAATAATTGTATATTAGTAGTATCTGTAGAACCTATTACTGTTGTAGGAGAAGGTACACCTATCTCTTTAGCAGCATCTTGGCATATTGTAAGTAAGGTCATTCACCCACCACAGGTTGTTGAGGTTTTGTATGTTCACCAGCTAGGAATTGTTTAGCTTCTTTTCTATGGTCTAATACATCTTTACCTAAACCATGACAAGCACCATCAGATAATCCTGCTAATTGTTCTACTGAATTAATACCTTCCATTTCAAAAAACTTTTTCTTGTTTATATTTAATGATTTTAATTTTGTTAATGGTGTTTCTTTTTTTGTATTTTTAACTGGTTTTTTGCTTTTGTAATACGCATTGTACTCATTAGGAAACTCTTGTTTGATTTGTTCTTCTTTATCTTTCATTTTATAAATTACAGTATTAGGGTCTCCTATTAATTTAATTTCTACTAAATCAAAAGAATTTGTATCATCTCTGTATATTGTTACTCTTCTATTTCCTGCCATTCTTAACCTCCTGTTAGTGTGGGGGAATTACACCCCCACGATTATAATGCTCTAACCAGCAAATTGACAAGCAATTATTTTAGCTGAAGCATCTATAGCAAATGCACACACAGGTGAAGTTGCTGCTGCTGTTACATCTAATGTACCATCACCAGCTCCTGTTGGTGTCAATGGGTCTCCATCAGCACCTGCTGTTAATGCAATAGTTAGAGTTGCTGTTCCACCTATCTGTATCCAACAATATTGTCCGTCTGTTGGAGCAGATTGTAAAACACCAGCACCTACCTCATTAGAATCAGATAAATCACTTGTTACTACATTTACTGCACCAGCAGAAGCACCAGAAGGTGCGTAGTAATAAGCAACATATCCACTTACTGCTGCTACACTTCCAGCACCAGTATCGTATTGAACATACTTGAAGGTGTTTCCAGCTGCATCCATGCCTTTTTGACCGACCATAAATGTAGCTGTATCACTAACTTCAGTTTTGTCCATTCCAGTAATATAAGCCATAATGTTTTCTCCTTATTATGCTTGTATGATGCCTTGTCTTGCTCTGTTTGAACAGGTCATGTTACCTGCCCATACTACAGGCAATACCATAGCATCTTGGTTAACAGAAGCCTTCTCACCTAAAGGAGAAAATTCTCTACCTTGAGCTGAACGAAGGAATAAATAGTCCGTATTTAAGAAATACATCTTATTACTTGGACATTGGTCATCAAAGAACACAGGTGCGTTCATAAACATTAAGTTCATAAACCCTGCACTAGCATTGTCATCACTTGTAAATCTTTGGTTAGTCTGTAAAGAACTCCAATAGAAATTAAAGTAATTTGTATCTGCCACGATACAATCAGGAACATCAGCTCCTCTTGTAGTGCTTAACCAAAGTGTGTTCATAGCTGTTTGTATAGTAGTAGCACTAGGAGTTACACTCTCAGTACTAAAATCATACACTTGGTTCTGCCAGAATGTGTAAGTAGTAGAGTTAATACCACCAACTGTGTTTCCGACTGTACCAGGAACTATCAACTGTAATCCACCTAGTTCTTTACCATCTGTACCAGTACCATCAGCATACAAAGATGTAGCCATAGTATTGTTTAATGTTTTCTCTAAGTTTCTTACTCTTGATTTAAGCAAGTTAAAGATTGCTTCTTTTCCTGAGTTTTCGACCTGTTCTAATCCAGATATAACCACATTACCAGCTAATTGCTTATAATTAAACTCAGCTGCTGTGAATACATTAGATGTAGATGTGTCTAATACTTCGTAACCACTATACCATTTTGCAGTTGAGTTAGTTGCGTATTCTAATTCTTGCACAATGGTTCTTCCAGTAGCTACTTGCTTGTTGCCTTTTGCATCAATATGACGAAGTAAGGCATTACTATTTGTTACATTGTCTGCTAGTGTTTTTGAATAACCAGCAAGAGTAGTAGTAACGATTTCAGTAAATGTACTGTTAGGCGAAGTTGCCATAATATACCTCTCTATAAGTTAATGTTAACCCACAACTCATCTAGTTACCCCTGCTTTACTAATTGATTCCATTAACAATGCATCTAAATCTGTAGCTTTAACAGAACCTGAAGGTGGTGCAGTAGCTGTTCTAGGTCGTACTTTTTTAGCCTTTTCAACTGCTGCTTTTCTTCTCGCATCTTCTTCGGCTTTTGCACTTTTTCTTTGATTATCTAAAGATTGTTTATACAATTCATCATCTAATCGTACAGCTTTAGCATAAGCATCTTCTAATCCTTTTGCTTCTCCTGCATCAATTAAATTACCCATTTTAACTCTTAATTTGTCAAAATGAGGATATTTTAAATTGCCTTTATCATCCTTAGTACCAGCAAAACCATTGATTTGAGCTTCAGTCTGTTGTCTAGCAGATTGCAGATTTTGTCGTTTGAACTGATTTAATTCTGCAAGGATTGCTTGATTTTGTTGTTGTAATTGGGTGATTTGTGGGTCGGAATCATTCCAATCCACAGTTTCTTCGATTGATGAAAGGTCAATACCATAACCTTGTGCTAATTGCTTGAGTGCCATTTTTGGGTTATTTCTGAGTGCCATATCTGCATTAAGTAATCTGGAGATATATTCGGCTTCTCCTACACCACTTGCTGCGATTTGCTGTCTCATTGGAGCTATAACTTTGTCTAATGATTCAAAACTTTTGCGTTGTTGGGCTACTTCTTGCGTCTTTCTAGTGTAATCTGCTGTCATTTCTTTATCTCGCTTTAGCATATACTCCTGTGCATCACGAGGTAAATCCTTGAACTTGCTTCTTACTTCTTCTGACCAGTTTTTTGGAGCTTCTAGTGGGGGTTCTTTCGAATCCTCTCCATCAACATGAGCCACTACAGCATCATCAGAAGGTTCTTCTGTAGAATCTTGAGGTTCTATTTCATTTTCAGGAGCTACCTGGTCTAATGAATCAGATTCAGATTCTTCGGAATTAGTTTCATCCACTTTTTGTGGAGTGTCAGGTTGAGGAGCTTTTTTAGCTTCCTCTGGTGTGGGTGTTTCTTCAGTCGGTAGTGCTTGATTTATTGCACCTTCCAAAACTGCATCTAAATTTGGTGCTTTTTCTGGTGCTGATTCCTGATTAGGAGTGCTTTGTTCTGTCATATTATCCTCTTTTATTGTTAATCATATTATCCCAAAATTTAGGTTTTGCAGAACTTGTATAATCGTTCCCACATTGCCTAACATTGTGTTTCCTCTCATGTTCTCTTACTTGAGAACGACTGCTTATCACAGATTTGTCGATTGGAGACACAAATTCTTGTATATCACCCATAACTTGGTGTGATTTTGTTCTTTTTGTACTTTTAACTACTTTATAATTACTTTTAGTCCAGTCTATATTGTCGTAGTTATCTCTGTAACTCATCTCTTGCTTCCTTATTCATTTCTTCTGCTATTTTCATATCACTTTCTAATAATGCTAATTCTTTCTTTGCATTAGCCCTTGCTTGGCTTGATTGTGCTTCTGTCATTACTTTATTACCAGATGTTCTTTCTCTTGCTTGTATATCTGCTAGTTTACCTTGTTGTTTTAACTCTTCTTTAGCCATTTCTGTTTGCATTTTCTGTGCAGCAATTCTTTCAGCTTCTGAAGGTTGTGGACCAGCTTGTAATGCTTGTTGAGCTTGTTGTGTTAGTTGTGCTTCTGTTCTATCTATCACATCCTCAAAAGTTCTACCTACTTTCCATGCACCCATTAAAAATCGTAATGCTTGAAATGCTAATGGTGTTAGTGCAGGTGATTGATTTGCTATACCTATAGCTTGTTGTAAATATGCACCAAAAGATGATAAAAACTCTATTCTAGTCTTTTTTTCTTCTTCTTCATCTGTAAAAATTGTAGCATCTGATTCTATATCTATACTATATCCTCTTAATTTATCATCACGCATTATTTGCATCATTTCTGGTGTAATAGTAAGAGCTGTCATAGCTGCCAAAGTCTCTGGTTCATAGTGTTCTGCTATAATTTCTGCTTTTAATCTAAATAAATCCCTAATATATTCAGCTATTTCAGATTGTTTTTTACGCATACGCATACTACCAAATTGTGCTTTTAGCTGTTGTGCTGTAGCTGTTTCACTAGCTTTTGTAGAACCTCTGATAATGTCTGATATGCCTGTTATTTGATATATTGTGTCTAATACTTGGTTTCTTTGTTGATATAAACCAGATAAAACTTGTGCAATAGGTGCTATATCTTCTTGCTGAAATACCTGTTGTAACCCACCTTTTGCTGCTAATTGTGCAAAGTTTTCTGATGGTACAAAATCATTATCTCCTGCATCTGCTAAATGCGATAATTCAGGTACAGAAGCATCATATATACCCCTTCTTTTTAATCCTTCTATTAAATTACTTATTCTTGTTGTAATTCTATCTAGTTCATCAGCTTGGTCTTGATACAAAGTAAACTCTGGTATAGGAACATTTGTTTCATTTGTTCTTATAGCTACTAATGAATCAGGGCATGGGAAAAAATTTTCTAGTTCATAAGGGTCATCATCTTCTGCTAATACTTCATTGTACCCTCTTGATATAAAAAATCTTTTACTGGTGTATTTATCCCAGATTTCCCATACCTCTGCTCTGGAGAATATCTCAGAATATTCTTCTTGATAGCCTTCTGTAGGCTCTGGAGACCAATTTAAAGGTATATCTTTAGCATTTTTAAAACCTTTTTCTATTAATTCATCTCTAGTTAATAAATGCCTTCTTGCCTTCCAATATACATCTTCTGGTCTTTTTGCTGGGCTTTCTCTGTAATCTTCCCAGTTTATATAGTCAAAATAACATCTTTGGTCAGCTATGCGTTCTTCTTCTTGGTCTATCATAACCATATTGCCAAATTCATCTAAAGATTCTACTTGTATCTTTTCTTTTACAAAAATAGGCTCATATACTACCCAAACTACACCTCTACCAGGTAATAAATAATCTTCTATAGCTGCTTTTATAGGTTTATCTGCTGAATATACCTCATTACCATATTGTAATGCTCTTTCTAGTACAATAGCTACTTGTCTTGTTATAGGGTTATTATCGCTGTATCTTCTACGCACATCTGCTTTTGGCATACGAGCAAATAATGCACCTTTCATAGTTTCTGTATTAGACCATAAAATATTAAATTGTTTACTTAAACCAGTACCATATCCATCTGTTTCTCTTTCATCTCTGTATCGTGCTACAACAGCTCTACCTCTTTCTCTCCAATCTTTTTCTGATTGGTCAGAGCTATCAAGTTCCATCTGCCAATATTGAGCAGTACCTTGTAGTTTTACTGTTTCATCTCTAGTTTCTGCCATAATTAGTTACCTTGTAAATATTTTTTTATTTTTTCAAGAATTTCTTTTTGTTTTTTCGTATATATTTTTTTATCCCATTGATTTGCTATATATCCTCTTATGTATGCGTCAGACCTAGATTGTTTGTTCCAATCTTCAAAAGACCTTTTTTCTCCGTAAGAATAAGGACCTGTTGATGATGGTAAAATAGCTTTATTATAGGCTATAATATCTTTTTC